TGTAATTGAAGATGAGCTATCTGATGAACCGATTGCTAAATCGGTCGTTAATAATTCCGCTGGAGGTTATATTGTAAATGCTGAATCTACAATATCTTTTGATGATGGCACAAGTGTAGAAGTTCCATCTGCTTTAACCTTTATGACTGAATCTCAGGGCATTGTGGGTGTGACAGGCTTTTCTTATGAATCTCCGGATTATGAAGAATTTATTTTTAAACCTTTAACTGATGGACCATTTCAGGTAATTGATTTTGATACTAGCGATACTTCTGAAAATATTAATTTTAATCAAGTAAATAACATCTTAACTATTGATGAAATAAATCAATATAAAAATGTTGTGAATATGATTAAAGAACCGGGTATTCATAAAATAAAAGTTTTAACATGATTTTTGAACCTTATGAAAATGTTCCTTTGTACCTTTCTTCAGACGGGAAGGGTGAGTTTATTTTTGCTGAGCAAGCTAGTTTGGCCGTCAGTCAACCTTTGTCGGTTACTCGTCAAGTAGATGATAATCAACTTCAAATAACTTCTTATGTAAGCTCTTCATCACCTGATACGCCAATAGATTATGTTCCTCAAAATTTTTCACCAAACAGCCCATTTTTAGTTTTACTTGGACCCTCTGGCGGTCCCCCTATGCCTCTAGCTACATCAATTAAAAAAATACCCAAAGGTACTGAAGTTGTTTTTAACAGTGGCAAGTCTTTATTTTTTGAGCACGATGTTTTTCCTGATGGAAATCAATATATAGTAAGTCTTTATGCTAAGAGTGGCGACTGGTCATTAAGTGAAGGTGAAGCTCAATCTGGCTACTTTAATCCTTTATTTAATTATGTTGCTAGTGGACCTATTGTTGGTAGTCTTGATGTTTCATTTTACCCCAACACTGGAAACTTGGCTTCATTTTTTAATATTACTGGACTATTGAACCCAGCTCAATTCCCTCCCTTGAATGAAGAAAAAGTCGAAGGGTATTTAGGTCCGTTTAGGTTCTCAGACGCTTATCTCAACAGTTTTAATTTTTCAATATCTCCAAACTCAATTATCCAAGCTAATGCTAATTTTAGTATTTATGGTTCTTTGACAAAAGATGAGACTATAATGGAGGATTATTTTAGTAGCGATTTGTATAAACAACAGTCTATCCCTCATGGAGATCATAGTCAAATAGTTGGCACAACCCCATTAGGTTTTGAGCATACGATTTCCTTTGACTACTCAATCAATGTTAATAGGGACTCAAGATTTGAAGCTCCAACTAGTGACACCCTCGAAAATACAGACCTAGGTTTAGTACCTACGAGAGTAACAAAAAAATCTACTGTAATTAATATGTCTCTACAGGGTGAAAGTTTAGACCCAGACATGTTGAAGGATGGATTTAATGGTAGGGAAGCAAATTTAAAAGTTCGATTACATGATTTATCTTATGACGATTTTGGCTCAGATGATGTTATGTCTCAAGAAAATCATAGGGGATTTATGGCTGAATTTTCTTGTGATGGAGTAATAAATACTCAAGCTCTTTCGGTTAGCTCTCAAGGTAATTTGGTCGGAGCTATAGAAGTCACTCAAACAATAAAATAATGGATATTTCTGCACCAAATAATAACGATAAAATTAATGTAGCAGCTTCATTTGGATCGACTGCATCTTTTAGTTCTCTCGCTGATTCTGTTCAATTAAACGATAGTTATGCACAGAGATCTTTGAAAGGTATTAATTCGTTAAATATGTCATTAGATTTAAGTTTTAATCAGTTAACTGATTTAGAATCAAGTCAAATGATATCGTTTTTTCAGAAGAATTTTTATTATGACCCTCAAGAATACCACATATATGGCTTGTTTACAAATAAAAGAATAGAGCCTTTTGATTATACTCCTTTTTATCCTTATAAGGCAAATAAATTTTATTGTCTTTCTTATTCCCATCAAGTTGAAACTCAAAATGTTAATAACGTGACAGCATCTTTTACTTGCGCTTATCCATCTATTTTGTCAAGTGTTGAACCTCCTGCTGGCGGATCTGATACAATTTCAACAAAATTTAATGTTGCCTTTACCTCTAGAAAAGATTTTGCTCAAGTTACACAGGGGCCAGCTTTAGAATTCAGGCAGGGCCAGTATGTTTATTTAAATGGTGGTTACAAGAATTATAAAATGTCAAGTAATCAAAGCCCTGGTTCTGTTTCTTTCAATAGTGGAAACCCTTTTACTGAGTTATTTCTTGAGTTTCCTTATTACCAACTTAATGCTAGCGATAATTGCTTGTCTTCTCATAACCCGTTAAGGCATTCAATTTTCATTGATAACCCTAATGAATGCTCCTTCTATCCATATAAGCCAAAAAGTCAAGATGGTGATTTAGGTTTTAAAATGTTTGATTTTAGGCCAACCGAGTCAATTCAAATTGCCCATTCCCCTAAATATAAAACCTCTTCAGTAAATGATTTTTACAAAAAATTCAATAAATATGGATATAATCATAATTTATCTAATTTATCTCTTAATTTTAATGGTCGATCTGATTTAGAAGCAAAGAAGATATTGTTGTTTTTAGAGAGTCATTTGGGTTACAAAAAATTTGGGTTCCATTTACAAAAACAATATAGAGGGAACCCGAACTCCGCACAAGGCTCGAGCCCTAATCAAAAAACCATTTCAACTTTTTATTGCCCAGAATGGAGGCATACATACATATATAAAGATAACCATAATATATCGGCAACATTTATTGAATGTGTTTAATAATAATTTATTATATATAAATCATGAATAATAAAATTTTTAATGAAATTATGGAGCTTGAGCCCTCCACATTAATTACTTTATATGAAATAATTTTAAAAGACCCCGAAACTGAGGAGGACATCCCTGCCACATATAAGTTTCATGCTGGGGAGAATGGATATGGTAACCCTATATATTTTAGTGGAGACGGAAAAGGTTCTAATGAGTATTTTTATATACCGTGTCAAGCGCACGGATTTGATTACGAAGATGAAACTCTTCCTAGGCCGACTTTGAAATTTGACAATACAGATGGATTTTTCAGTTTAAAAACTCGTTACTTTAAAGATTTTGTTGGTTTTAATGTAAGAAGAACCAAAACTTTTGTTAAGTTTTTGCATGGTAAAAATTTTCCAAATAATGTTAATCCCTTTGGTTCACCAACTGAAGTTTCTTTTCCTGTAGAAAAATATACAATAAACAAAAAATCAATAGAAAATGCAGACTTTATTCAATTTGAATTAGTTTCTAGATTTGAAAAAGACGGGGGCTTAATTCCAGGAAGAAAATTAGTTCATAATGTTTGTGGATGGAAATATCGCCATTCTTATGGTTGTGGATATAAAGGTCCCCCAGTCACTGACAAAGGCGGTAATAATTTAACTCACAACTTGTCTGCCAGCTTTACTTTAAATTCCTCAAAAGCCAAACAAATCAAATGGAATAAGGACACTACTTATAATAAAAATGATACCGTCTCTGTATATATAGAAGAATCTGATGAAACTGTATATCACTTATACGTTTGTCAAAATAACGGTATACAGTCCAACCCTTTAAAAGATAAAAAAAATTGGGTTCAAGATATGTGCCCCAAAAGCATATCAGGTTGTCGTGCAAGATTTGGCATAGTTAATGGCTCTAACAAAGAAAAACAAAATGGACTACCTTTTGGAGGATTCCCAGGATCATACGGCTAAGGTTTTATTGTCTTCCTTTAAGCATGGACTAAGTGATTTAAATAATGAAACTGGCGGGTTTTTTTATTTAAACGATCAAAACAATAATTTCTGCTTTTACCCCCTTAAGAATGAAGGTTCTTTCTTTCCTGATTTATTTAATAGTAAAAACGATTTTTTTTACAATCAATATTTAAAAAATAATATTATATCTCTTTTTCATACTCACCTTTCAGAAGATCCTAGACCTGGTCCCTGTGATATTTCTATGGCTGAGTCTTTCGCTCTTCCTTCTTTTATATTATCAACTGCTTCGAAAAATACATACCTGCATTATCCTAAAAATTATAAACCTAGAAGCTTGTCACAAAGAATTTTTATTCCTTATTTTCAAGATTGTTTAAGTTATGTTAAAGATTTTTATTTATTGAATTTAAATATAAATTTACACAACACTAATATCAACTGGTCTAGAAGAAAAGATAACAACAATGAAGATATGCTTAGTCACATTCAAGATTATTTTTTTATTGTTGACAAAAAAGAAATGAAGGATGGTGATTTGATTGTTTTTGAGCCGACTATATCTCGGTTTATGCATTTAGGTGTTTACTTTAATAAAATGATGTTTCATCATCCTATTTATAGTTTTCCCAAGAAAGAAGTAATTGTTGATGGGTTATTAAATAAAGTGTATAATATATATAGGTATAAGGACTCATGAAAACTTTTATATTTGCAGGCGAACTATCGGAACAACTAGGTGAATCAATAAATCTAGAAATATCCAGTATGAGAGAGTTTTGGAATGCTTTGTTTGCTCTTAATCCTAGGTTTGAAAAATATTTTATTGACAAGTGTTTGCTGGGCACTGAATATTTTTTAATTGACGAAGCGGGTGTAAAGTTTGAATCTTTTTGTATGGATGTGGTTTTACCTAAGGATAAATACACGGTAGTACCACAATTTCAAGCTGCCGCAGGTATTCCTGGCATGGGCATGCTTGGAGCATTTGCCGGAAATGCTGCAATGGGATGGGCTATGCAAAAACTTACCGATAAACTGACCCCAAAAGAGGAAACGGGTGGTGTAGAAGAATTTGAAATAATAGAAACCAATTCCCATTTATACAGTAAAAATGAAAACAAGGCAGAACAAGGAACTCCAATACCTGTTGTTTATGGTCAACTGAGGGTTGGTAGCTTGGTGGTTAACTCAAATATTTCAAACTACGACTTTGATTATAAAACTGCAAAAATTCGCAGATTAGACGATGTACTTGATTTGCCAAATGTTGAAAGTTTTAATTTTTTAAGAGAAGGTTTTGATTTTAATAAAAAATATAATTATAGACATTCAGATAAACAAACTATAGAACCAATAGCAGATCAACCAAGCACAGATGATAGTAGTAAATATTCTGTTTCTATTCCAAGTAACGCTACAGCAGCCAAAAACTTTACTGCAGACCAAGGCAATGATGCATACAATTCTAGTTATGAGAAGGGCCAATCTGCTCATGGTGGTTTTCAGCAAACATTTGGTCCTGGCCAAACACTTACTCCTAGACGAAACGATTCAAGTTTTGCACAAAACCCAGGCTTAAAACCGGCAGTATTTCCACCAAGGGGTAATAAAGATGCAAACTTCAGGCCCCTGAATTATACTGATAGCTCTTTTATATATGACGGAAAATCTATTGGTGCTCAAGTTGGTACGAGAGGTAAATATCTAAAATTAGAATCTATAGCAATATATAGGTCCTTGGATTTAATATGTGAAGGCCCAATAGCTGGTTTTGCTCTGCCGATTTCGGAACCCAGTAAATACAGTATTACCGAAGGTATTGGTTTTTTTAGTGATGACCACGGTAAGGTTACACTACCACTTATTGCTAATTACGACAACACAATTACAACTTCTGATACAGCTATATTCTCTGATATTAAGTATGATCTAACATCAAATCACCTTCGTGATGTAAATACAGGTGGAACTCAAGTTTCTTTTGAAACTGAATCTGTTATAGATGAAGATGGATTTGAAAAAGAGCTTCTTGTGAGAGGTAAAAACTACCCTGCAAATCTTAGAAATTATACTATAACAGCAAATCAACCCACCGACTCACGAGGATTTAGGATAAGTTTGCCGCCGGCAGTTTTGTCTGAAAGCGCTCAAGGAGGTAGTACCAGCTTTGGAACATTGGCTCCTTATCGATACAATCATATCTGGGATTACAACCAGCAAGTAGATCTTACTGATTCTTTTTGGTTTTCAATATATTGTCAAGGTTCAACTTTCTTTGATGTGCAGCTTGCAAATTTTTGGGAACATATAAATCCCTACAGAGGCAGTCTCGCTTTTATTAGCACTAATTCTTTATTTTCTTTAAATATTCATGATTGGAAACCAACCTTTTTAAAAGATAAAGATGAGAGACTCGGTGCTTCGGATATTTCCCCTGCATTAGATGGCGGTGATATGCCGAACCACAGATACATCTGGGGGAATAATCAAGCAAAAACGTATTCAAGGCCAACATATTCTAATGTTTTGGTAAATAATAGGCTTGGATTTAATTGTTTTTGGTTAGCGTCTAATGATGGCAATACCATACAAGGAGATTCTGAGACTACAGATTTGAGTGATTCTTTGAGCACCAGGGATTATTTTCAAACTCAAGAAACTCACGATTTACCCAATGATGTTTTTGAAAGATTGATGTTTTCGGATCTCAGCACAAATGAAGAATATAGAACCAATGCAGGTTTAGGTTTTCAGGACCTCAAGTCAACAACTACGAACATTACCATTAAACCTCAAAGTGAAGCGGCTAGAATAGACATTAATCCAACCAGTAGCACAAATCAATCTAGGTTTACTCAGGCTAGAGCATTTGATTATTTTTCAGTTATTCCAGCAGCTTCACAGATTGGTTTTTCTCCAGCTTTAATTTCTGATGATGATATTATAGCTGGACTAGATACCACGGACCCAGAAGCCAAAGCGGGTGAAATACCATATTTAAAAGGCAAGTTTTTTAAAAATTTAATTAGAATATATGCTGACACCAAAAATCCATTAAATGATACACAATACAATAAATCATTAAGGTTTTATTTAGGAACTTTCGGGTACAGAACTGCTACTATTCAAAAAACTGAACTGTTATCAAAAACTGCCTGTAATGGCGTTAATGGAAGTTGGGCTCGTTTGCCTTCTAGCAATTGTTCATGGCATGGTGCTACTAGAAAATGTCCATGCACTTATTCATTTACTCAAACTTTTTTCAGGTATTACTATGTTGATATTACTTTTAGCCAATATGCTTCCCTGAGTACGGTTTCCGTAAAAAGAAGTGGTGAAGTAGCTGGAAACGCGGGTGTGCAAGGTGGTGATGCTTCTGGAGCTACATTACCACAACCTACAGCAAATAGTAATCCTTTAATGTACAGTTTTTCTTATAAAACTAATTCAAATAAATATGTCGATTACTTTAGAAGTGCAGTAGACTCAGGATCCGCAAAACTTGCTCATCTGCTTAGAAATGAAACTTTTTCAAAAAGAGTTTATGACGCCTTTAAAAACCATACAGGTCATACTATTCCATCAACAGCTTTACCTACTAGTACGAGTATTTTTAGTGGTGGATCCTCAAATCATAATCCAATTTTCCTTAAATATGTACCTGGTAGCGGCTCTGCAAAAGATTCAAACATTGTTAATTTCCTTCAGAACCCCAGCGAACCTTCTTGTAGATATATGTACGATGCAACTAACCCATGTGAAAATATCGCTAAGGTTGATCGAAGTTCTATATTTTTTGCTGGCGGAAGCACTTCATTTGGGGCTCAGGAATCTAACCTGAATAAAGGTTATTATGTGCCAGATATAGTATATCGAGTTGAAGTTTTGGTTCTTCGAAAACATAAAAGCAATGGTTCTATTTCTCAATTCATGATGGCTCCCACTACTATAGAAGCATTTGCTAGTATAAATTCTTCTGGAAAAGTTGCAATGATTACAGTAGCAAAAACGCCAGATTTGCCAGTTTATGATTCAATGATTGGGGGTTTTACTCCAATATTGCCAACACATACTGATACCGCGCTACCTTTTACTACCGCCACTGCACAAACCGGAGCTTTCGAGAGATACTATCAAGATATTGGCATTGTTTTCAAAATTGATGCAAGTAATAATGGTCTACAGACTACCATTACTATGAGTGGGGGAAAGCTAGTAGAAAACAAACTATATGGCACAGGTTTAACTAATTCAAATTATAAAAAATATGTAGAAGAACAGCACCTAAATATATCTTCCAGCTTCAGTGTAAGGCCTGGTAGTTTAGGTAATGGAATCCTTCCAGACAATATGAATGTGAACGATTCTAGTAATGATGCTGCAGCTTCATTTGAATTGGAACACATAGATTTTACTTTAAACGCCTCACAAGGTGGAGCTACTATATCTGCCGAAAAACCTCCCTCAGTAAAAGCTGTAATAGGTATGAAATGTGAGGTTGTAGACTTGTCTAGTAATGATTATGATAGAGTGAGTTCACTTGGATCTACACCCATTTATGACGAATACTATGACGATCCAGCTCAAGGGTGCGTACCTGGACGCACTTATACTGCGAATTATGTTTATTTAAGAAACAGAACATTTGTTAGGCCTGGAGACAAAATATTTTTTATGGGTCAACCCGGGATCGGGGAGTTTACTACTGTTTCTAGTTACAATGCAGAAACTGGGCGCGTTATTCTTACTAAACATTACGCGTGGACTACCTCTGTACACAAGAATCTGTCGATTGTGCCTTTTGTCCGGCAGGCAAGGATTGAAAGGCAAGTCTTTGGGGCGAGAAGTAAGTTTTTTACAGGCAGAGTGACCTCCTTGTTTTTAAAAAATACTGGTAGCAATTATAGGACTACTGATGGTGCCAGTGCGAGTTTAAATAGTTCTATATTTTTATTCAATAGATACATGTGTACTGGGTTACAGGTTATGCTTAATTCTGTAAATGGAGCAAATAAAGGATACAGGCCAAGTTTTGAAGAACAAGATGCCCTAGAAAGATCTTTCACTGTTGTGGGTTCTTTAGGGGGCTTGGCTGGCTTATCTGCAGATCCAGCTAGAGATTTATCTTTGGTTATACAATGCACGACCAATGAATATGGAGAAATTGCTCAAGCTCTTGTTCTTGATCCTGGCTACACCAACAAAAAAACATTTAATAAAATTTATTTACCCTTAAATCAAAAAAGTTTTAACAAAATTAAAAAACATAATTCTTTTTTTAGTAGATACACATATTCCACTAGAGATTATGCCATAGCTGGTAACACTCATTATATAGATCCAGATGAACATTTATTTAAGCAAGACCTAAAATTAAGAATACCCGGAAACGCGATAAGTCAAGATGGTTCAATTCAGTATATTGATTTAATTCAGTATGGTTTTGGTTTTAATACAAACTTTGTTCAAGACGATTTTCTTGAAGCCGCCAATAACTCTTCGGGTAGTTCTAATCCTAGATTCAAAATATCAACAGACTCTAAAGGGTCGGTAACATCTTTAACCATTGATACAAGTGGCCCAGTTGGTTCATACTCTGAGGCTGATAATCCTATTACTATAAGCCTTTCACCTCCCGCTTCTTCTTCTGTCGACATACCTGTCAATGATCCAGTGACAGATCAATATGGTTGGGCTAGGTCTATCTATTTAAATGGAACACCAATGAGGGATAAGGATGGATTGTTTAATTTCTCTAAATTTCATTTTGATATTAAGGGTGGATATTACAAAAATGGTAATCCCAATTCTTCTTATTTTGCCACTCGAGATATTCATTCATCATATAGATCTCCTTTGTTAGCTCAAGAATTCAGACTACCAGCTCACACCCACATAGTTAATCATCCTTTGTATGGTCCAAGAGATCAAAACAGTAAAGATTTTTATTATTTGCATACAGTAGAAAATCCAGAAATTTCAATGGTATCTTTATCGATTAAGGTAAATGAATTGCATTATGTATACGAAGGTGACGAATCTGTTTCTTATTTAAATTTAAAACCTACAGTTTATGCTATTATTGCATATATTATTGCTCAAAAAATTCTAGATCAAATTGTTAACATTGCGATACCGGATCCTCAGGTTGATATTAATAATTCTATGGGTGCTTCTTTTCCTTGTGGTGGCCCAGTTTCTTCGGTTGGTAGTGGTGTAGGCCTTAATCCCCCAGTACTATCTGGTACCGCAGAAATAGCTGCAACAGAGATAGTAAAAAGTTTCATTGTTAATGCAGCAAGTTTAATGGCTGCCTTAGCTACGTTTGCAGCAGCAAGAAAGTTTCCTTGTAATTCGGGATTGATGAAATTTCTTTGCATAAAAATGGGCGAAATAATAAAAAATAGCGGTGAGATTTGGCCAGCAAAATTAATGTTTAGACTTGAGTACGGCATTGAGGGAGAACCCTTCAAGTCTAAAGATTTTACAATACAGGGTTGTGCAACAAGTCCTTTTGTTAAAGATATTTTTATACCTGAATTTGCTTCACTTGACCCTAAGTCTGGGAATAACTACAGAAATAGGTTAATTAAAGTATATAGATTAACTAGAGAAATGGATCCACTAACTGGTGGTATTATAGAAGCTAGATATAAAATGGATGCTGAGTTATTCTCTGTTAATGAATATGTTGCGGGTTACTTTTCTTATCCAAATTCAGCCATGATAGGAATTAGAGTAAACTCTAAAGATATGCCTGATATACCTCGAAGAGAATATTTAATTAAAGGTAAATTGGTCAAAATACCGACAGGCTATAAACCTCAACTTGGGGCTTATGATTCTACTTGGGATGGCCTTTTCGAAGAAAACTTACAATGGACAAGTAATCCTGCATGGATTATATATGATCTGTTATGGAACCCTGTTTATGGTATGGGTAAATATGGGCTAACAGAAGATGATATAGATAAGTGGTCTTTTTGGAAATTCTCTAAACGTTGTGACGAACCCGTAACTGTAGCCTTAGAGGGGATTACTACTAAAGAACGTAGGTACATGTGCAATGTTTACATTAACTCTCAGAAACCTGCATATGATCTAATTAAAGAGTTATTGAATTTATATGGAGCTACCGTAAACTTCAGTGGGGGAAAAGTTTATATTAGTTATGACTCTCCAGGAGATGATAATGATGCAGGTGGAAGCATTATGCTTTTTAATAATTCAAATGTAACTGAGGCTGGCTTTTCCTATGCAACTACACCCCAAACTTCTAGAATTACAGCATGTACCGTAGATTACCTTGACGAAAGAGATGGCTACATAATGAAAAGTGAATATTATGAAGATATAGAAGGTATAAAAGAACACGGGTATTCCGCTATTAAAATCGCAGGAATAGCTATCACGAGAAAAGGTGAAGCTAATAGGTTGGCTATGTCAAAGGTTCATTCTCGACAACTGGAAAAAGAGGTAATTAACTTTTCGACTAGCCTGCAAGGGTCATATTTAAGAATAGGTGATATTATTGAAGTTGCTGATAATAATAAAATGTCCCACCAATGTGGTGGTAGAATTATGAAGGTGGATGAAAATAATAGAAAAAAAATATACATAGATATCCCAGTAAAAGCTCTTCCTCCAGAAATTAATACATTTTACATACAAGACATTAGAGACTCTTTTACTCCAGACACAGATAGCGACGAAGAACCAGAACACACAAAGCAATATAGCTCCTTCCAAGTTTTAGAAAGAGAGGGTTTTGTATTAACTTTAGATAAAGCTGTATCTAGTAATGTTCGTGGTGGTTTTGTCTGGTTAGTGAAACAAGGTAAAGACGATCAAGATAGTAATATTGGCGGCAAGCAGTTTAAAGTTAAAAGTATCAAGGAAGTTAAGTCTGGTAGTGAATATGAAATTATGGCACTTGAGCATTCTAAAATTAAGTATGAAATTATTGATGGTGGAGCTACTGTAGAATTAGATGATGCTGAATATAATGAACATCAGGTTGTGCCAACTGATACCTTTACGGATGTACTTTGATTATGAATTTGCTACCAAATAAATCCTTATCTTTTACATGGCCAGAAAAAGACGGAGTCTTGCAGTATAAAATTTATATTTATGTCAATGATTATATACGTAAAAATATAATTGTATCAAGTAATAGTTATGTAGTTGAAGGTTTATACGAAGGTGATACTGTATATTTAGATGTTTTTGCTCATCAAAACGGTATCAGTGCAACTACCGCATTTCATATTACCGAAGAGCAAAGTGTTCCTGTTTATAATTTTAAAGATGAAGGGAAGTTTTTATCTTTTGCGAGTTTTTACGAAAGTAATAATTTTTTAAGTTTGGATAGTAGTCTGCAAAACCAATTAATTACATACAATCACAAAACCCCTAGTTTGTTTTTTAGTTTTAAAATCATCAGCCCAAGAAATAATAATATAATTTCAACCTTTCAGGACGAGCCTTTCTTGGAAAGTATTTCATATTCTTTCAAAGCTGGAAACAGTATTTTGAGTTCTGGCACCGTTGATAGTTTTGATGTTTCATTTACAAATACATTTAAAGAAGAAAATATTACTGCTGAATTTATCATAAATGATGTATATGGCGAATCTTCTAAATTGATAGTAGATTTAGTTCCTGAAAAAGCTAAGGTTGAAAAAACTTTACTTACTGATATTCTTATTGAAGCGAGCGGCAGTAGTTTTGAAGTCGTTCCTACATATAACCTTGAAAACATTGATTACTCAACATTTATCGTGAGTTCTGGAGTTAATTTTGAAACTGAAATAGCGACTGGTATATCTTATAATTTGGATTCATTTAATTTAAGTTTACCTGTAAATTCATCTTATCAGTTAAAAATTCTGCCACACAATTGGTTGGGCCCTGGTGAAGAATATATTAAACCTGATACTATTAATCATACATACTTTCCTAAAATCCCAAATATTTCAGGAAATAACTTAACATTTTTTGGGGCAACGAGAAGAGACTCTCAATATATTGATATAGAAATTAATAGAACAAATTACAATACAATTGGTTCTTATGTTTTACTATCTGTAGATGCAGCCCCAGAAACTTCATTTACTTCGGGATCATATTTCACAGGAGCTTTTGATAGCGTTGAAGAATTCTACAGTTTTGATTATTTTTATAGTAGAACAGGAGCTCATGAAAATTTATATTGTTCTGCTAGACTGCTCAGAAGTGGAACAAATCAATTAGAGGGTCAAGAAACTAGGATAGTTGAAATACCTTTACCCAAAATTACGAGTCGTAATTTTTTGTTTAATTATGTAGATGGCACTCACGAGCTAAACTTAACATTTGAGCCTAGCCCTAAGTTTGATGGAGTGGATTTTAACTATTACACAAATTATGATCCAACTTTAATTTATTATACTGGTCAAGAGTTAGTCGGAACTGGATTGAATCCTTCATATTACTTTTCTGTTAAAAAAAGCTTTAACCAACAGTCTTTGGCAAATTATACTATATCTTCCCAAGCTCAAAATGTTGGTGTTTCTTTATCTCCCACTAACTTCGTTAGTATGGATACTACGGTTGATGTTGTTATTAATGCGATTAATTCCCCTCAAAATATCAGTAGGGTAGATGTTTATAGGAAGCCGGCATTTGAAATAATTGATGGAGATGTGGGGCCAAAACTAAATGAAATTTTAGAATTTAATGATTACAAAAATTATTTCTACGAATCTACCGCTTTGGGCCATTACCCTGATGACATGCCGGCTGATATAGGTAGGAAGGAAATTTACCAAATTGAAGGAGATGGATTTACAGGCTCTTATGCTAGTGGTACTTATTATCTTTACAAAATGGTTCCAGTAAATGGTTTTGGTGATGGTATTTCAGACCAAAGTGTTTTAGAGTTTACTCCAAATTTGTTATCTCAAATTAATGTAGACAAACAAATTCAAACTGAATCAAATGTAGTTAATTTAGATATTAATAAAGTAGACATAAAAAAAGATCAAATTATAGAAGGTAGTAATACTTTTTTAAAAAATATTACTTTGAGCGGAGTAGAGCCCACTGATGACTCTCATATAGTAAATAAATCTTACGTTGATTCTGTTGCTGGCGGAGATTTAATTCGTAAAACCTTTAGCTCTTTTTATAGTGGTATAGAAATTATATCCGGCAATAGTATTTTCTTAACCAATATATTGCATCCTGGGAATATCATTATCAATGATCAAAGTGTTTTTTATGACCAGCAAGCTTTATTTTATCCAATAGAATGTAACAAAATACAAGGAGAAAAAGTTGGGCAATTTTCTTATTATTTAAGCGATCCATTCACTGGTCAATTTATAGTGCCTTAGTAAAATTTAGAATAATACTTAAATAAATTTATAATAATTTATGGACAAGTCTCAACATAAAGCCTTTCTTCAAGACCTAACTGCCGCGTTATCAAATGTACAAGGTGAAAATAAAAAGTTTCAAGAAGAAACTTATAATAATTTTATAAAAGAATATAATAATAGGCAAACTGATCAATCAAAAAAAATCGAAGGGATTCCGATGGATTTGGCGAATTTGCCCGCATCTATAGATGCTATCGAGAGAATGTATAATATAGATTTAGATTTCGTAAGTCGTTTTGAGTCTGCCTTGTTTTCAATGGGTGACGATATGAGTTTGCCAGCAGGGATAGATGCCTCTCATATCCAAGAGTTTCAAAGAAAATATCAAGAAGTAAAAATGAAATACGAAAAATATCAAGAGTCCAACGACATAAAAAACTTTTAATGTGAACATTCTTATATTAACAAACAATCATAAAAAAAAAGCTATAACGGCTTGTCTCAAAACACATTTTTCCTTACAGAACTTTTAGAAGATATTGGCCTTAATGTAACTTGCGGAAACTTGCAAGAACATAAAGGTATTTTTTTTGATTATATTTTGGGTGTTGAATCTTTTTTGCATCAATCTGAAATTCAACAATATAAAAAGATAAACCCTAAAGTTCGCTATGTTCATATTTATTACGGAAATAAAGTTATAGGGGATATTAATAACTCAACTTCTAACAATATAGCCTCAAATACAAAGCTTGTAGATGAAATCTGGGTTTCTCCTCATTATTCGCTGTATAAAAATTACTTGTCTACATTATACAATAATAAAAATGTATTTACTATTCCCTATATATGGAAACCTGATTTTATTTTTGATGTTGAAGTCAAGCCGTCTAATAATGTTTCTATATTAGAACCTAATATTAATGTCACCAAACACTGTATGCCCCCCATTTTAATTGCAGAAGAGCTTTATAATCAAGATCCTAATGCATTCAATACAGTCAATGTATATTGTTCTTCAAAATTAAAACGTTCAAGATTTTTTATTTCTTGGCTCAAAGGTTTAAATGTTTTTAAAAACGATAAAGTTATACTACATGATCGCATGCCTATTGCAGATATACTTAATAATGGCCCTGGTATATTTTTGTCTCACCAATTAATGAACGCTTTAAATTATACATATTTAGAATCTTTATATTTAAATATACCGCTAGTACATAATTCTGATATGCTAAAAAAAGCGGGTTTTTATTATCCTGATTATGATACTCATACAGGAGCTTATCAACTTAAGCTAGCTTTACATCAACACAAAAACAAAAATTTAAATTCTGCTATTCGCAGGGTCTCTGAAGACTTAATATATCAATTTAATCCAACTAATCCAAAAGTTATCGATGAATACAAATCAATGTTTAAACGGTGTTGATGAATCATATTTTATTAATCTTAGCAGAAGAAAAGATAGATTATACAATATTCAGAAAAATATTAATTTTAGAATTAATAGATTTAATGCTATAGATTCAAAATTTTTAAATGATAAAAAACCTCTCTCTAAAGAAGAGAAGGCTTGTTTTCTTAGTCACTATAACCTTTGGTTAATTGCATACCAGGAAAATAAAACTATTTTAATTCTTGAAGATGATGTTGTGTTTGATTTAGGTTTCGAAGACAAATGGAATTGTGAATACTCTAATTACTTACCTTCAGATTATAATATCATTTATCTTGGTGGTTGTCTTGAAAGAAATTTACCTCTGTACCGCAAGGTTTTAAAAAAGTATAACAAATATTTTTTTAATGTTAAGAAGAATAACTTCTTCCATAAAAATGATTATTTTTGGCACATGACATCAATTGCATATATCTTAACCCCTTCTGGAGCAAAGGTTTTAATAAATGAATATAAACATAATGATATGAATCTGCCAGTAGATCATTTTATTATTAAAAGCATTAATAAAAATGACCCCAATGGTTTATTTCATCATGTATTAATGCCAGCGCAAAGTCAAAATTTTACTTCAGATATTAAGCTACACCACTAGGGGGTACATCTTGAGTTATAAACGCGTCTTTTCCGGCTACTTGCATTGGCTTAGCCCCATATAAATTATAGGAGTAAACTAAGTCTTTTAAAAGCTCATTAGCCTCTTTTGCTGATTTTTGAAATATTTGTGCAGATGTGTTTTTAGTGGTAGAGGTGGCAACTGATCTTTTTATACTGGTGTCACCTTCCCTTAATTCAGTCCAATCAGTAACTCCCAATACAGTAGTGGTTGAAGAGCTTGAATTATCACTTGAATTTGCAGCTGCATTTCTCAATATATTTCTAGCCTGCTTATTCATGTAGTCTTTTAAATATAGCTGGGTAAAAATAGCCTTTTCTTCGTATTGCAAGCTTGGTATAACTTCATCTTTATCTTTATCTACATAAAAATCAGTATGAATTAATGTATTAAGTTGACCCAAATTAGCCTCAAGGTATCCAGATATTAGAAGAGCATTCCGCTCTCTTTCGAGAGCCGTAGAATGATCCCCAAATTCAATATCCCAAATATGGAATGCTAGCTCGCCAAGTTGATTCATTATTCGTTGATGATTCGTAGTATATCCTTAGCCTTTTGCGAGTTTGGGTCAACAATAGGCTTGCTGTTTGTGCTAGCACCATATCTACCATGAGTACGATTTTCATACTCTTTGAGTAGTTTGTTTTTAAGTGTAGCTTTTGTTCCAGAAGGAAATACTCCTGCATTAACAGCTATTTCTTGTAATTGAGATAAACTCATACTAGCAACAGCTTCTTCAAAACTTTCTCCACTAGCTAGTTTAAATGGGTCTCTAGATGTTACACTCATTAATTGCTCTACAGTCTTAGCTAAATCTTTACGATTATCTGTTACTCTTCCATCAGCATATTGCATTGGTTTATTTTTTGCAGTAGCTTTGGTTGTTGTTTTTTTGGTAGTTTTTCTTTTATTTGTGGCCATAATAATTTCTTTAATTTAAAGTTGTATACACATATAATAATGTTTATAAACAAAAAATCCACCAAAAGGTGGATTTTTTGATAAAAGAATATTGTAATAATATCTTACACTACGATTCCAAATAGGGCTCGGTTGTCGAGGATCATGCGACCTTCTTCAATTGATCCGTAGTATCCAATCTTGGATTGGCGAACACTGTATTGATCGTCGGCAACAAGAGAGAATTCAGAACCAGTTTCAGAGTCAGTTGCAACTGCGCGGAGCATAGACTCAACACGTTTGTCAAGACCAATAACGATTTCGGAATCTGTAGTAGATCCAAAACTAAATGTTTCTGGGTCATCTCCGTTACTCTTAAATCCAATATCGTTGTCTTTACCGTCAACCAAAGTAGAGAAGAGAGTGTTAAAGCGTTGGCCTTTACCCATTTCTTGAAGTTCCATGATGTTGATACCATAGAATTCAGGAATTCCACCATTGTTGTAGATACCTTCACGCATGCTGTCGGTAGCGGTGATGTCAGTTACATCTCCACGAGTATTGATGGGGTTGTAAGCCATCTCACGAAGACCTTGTACAACTTCAGGAGAAACGATAAGATCGGTTACTCCGCGACCTCCGATACCACCTTCAGGTGTACCACCAGTCCAAGCTGTATTGATGCGCTTGCCAAGAGTAAGAAGACGATTAAAATCATCAAGAATCAAACGACCGCTGTTGGCAGCTTTAATAACATGGCTGCGACCTTTGGTTTTGGCTTCAGCTAAAGCTCCAAGTACGAGAGTAGCAGAATTACGCTCTTGTTTAAGAAGAACTTCTTGAGCTACACGACTAAAAGATTTGCTGATAACATCCATACGGGAGCGTTGAGCATAACGCTTGTCGAAATCAACAGCACTATCAAGACGATAGGTTGTGAACTTCATTTCACCACCGATAGGTGTTACCGTGTTAGTAGGAAGACCGCCAGGTACTGCTTGACTCCAAACGGTGACATAGTCTTCGTCTGTGATGTCATAGTAAAGATCCATAGGGATACTGGGGCTTTCATCAGCGCTAAATGCAAAGTTGCTAAACAAGTTACTAAGAGTA